TTTTACCTCCGTAATTTTTTCTTTATTGTTTTTTTGAAAAATCATAAAGCAATAGGCAACTGCACTGCCACCGTGTCTACGCATGTAATCAAAATCTCCGTTCTTTGCACACAAAATTCTTTCAGAATACTGAAACACATACCTCGGAGGATTGATGTCATAGATGAGTTTCTTGCGTTGCTTGCCCTCTAAGAATGTTGTCTTTAGGAACATGATAACACGTCCATCATCGGGTATAAGGTCGAGAGCATGTAGTATGAAATCGGCAGCATATTTGTATGGAGGATTTGTTAGAATGTCGAAAGTATCACCCCCTGCCCATTTGCTCAGCACTTCATCATCCTTTTCCACTTTCAGAAAATCAACGCCATACGTTCCATAGCCACGGTCTACCAAGTCGGAACTAAGTACCTCATGTTCTTTTTGACACAGCCACTCACTGAGCGAACCGTCTCCACAAGCGCACTCCCACACTTTGTGATGTATCGGGAACTTAGGATAGAACAGCTCCAATGCCTTTGGGTCTGTCGAATAGAAGTCATCTTTCTGCCTCTCACGTTCAGTGTGATTACTCGCACCAAGCGTTTTGAATATCGAGTTATAGCCACCCGTCCAGTCCTTACTCATGGACGCCTCCTTTCACACTGAACCCCACTGAATTGAGCGTCTTGTGCCACTCCAACGTACCGTCCTTGCACATCTCTCTGAGAGCATTCACCAAGTCGTCCGCCACAGCACGCTTTACATCCTCCATGAGGGCATAAGTTGGAACTGTGTTCTCTTTGACACGCTTCGCCGCAATGTCTGATATGATATTCTTGATATACTCTTTGTCCATTAGCGTCTTACTCTAAAATGTACTATCCCCTCGAATAACCCGCAAGGGTCGAAATTGGCCTCATCACACAACTCTGAGAGTGCACAGTGTTCACATATCGTGGCGTCGTCATTTCGAGCCTCAACGGCCTCGTATTTGACGCCGTTGAGGATTAATCCATTCAATATTTTGTTTGCCATGCTACTCAGCTACAACTTCCCAGTCTTCTGCAAATATATCACTCGAAGAAGGAACCCAAGAATCTGCTCTACCATCTGGATTGATGATAAGCATCTGATTTGTGTAATCAATGTGCGGATTCTCTCGACTCATCAAGATGTTCTTAGCGGACTGAGGGAGAGACTGCATATTTGGGATGATGTCGCCAGTGATATGAGCAGGAACTTGCTTCACGACGAACAAGCCCTTACCATTCCAACCGCTACGACGGCAAGCTTTGCCATCTTTCAAAAACTCAATGACATTCCCAAAACCGAAATGTCCATTTGCTAAATACTCATTATTTCCTGTCATATTATTTATAATTCTGGTGTTAATGTAAACTCTATTCTTGGATTGTTCTTGTCGATGAACTTGCGTGCATTGATAGCTACGCATCTGTTGTCATTCTTGATAGCCTTGCATGACTGGAGGCAGTCGAGGATGACTTTGAGAGAGTTGTCAAGGTCATGGCTCATGGTGGGGAAATACACATCAAGGTCGAGACGGAAATACCCCTCTAACATCATACCTCTGTACTTGCCACACTGCATGTAGAAAGACTGCTCGTATTTCTTCATTGCGGGCGTCTTTGCGAGACTTCCATGCCCGGCTATTGTAATTATCTTATAGCTGTTAGCCTTTGACGGCACAGAACCTATGATTACTTGTTCCTTGTCCATAGATCTATTGTTTGCAATCTGTACTCATAACTATCTATTATCTCCATTACCGTGGAGTTTGCCACGCTCCTGACGTGATTTGAGCTTGTCATAGTTCATCTGACACACATCTTCCAAAGTATATCCAATGTCATGTGCCAGTGTGGAAAGATACCATGCAACGTCACCGAGCTCCAAAGCTATGGCCTTGCGTGTTTCTTCATCGGAGAAATCTCCATTATGGTCACGGATGACTTTCTTTATCTTGTCATCCACTTCGCCAGTCTCTCCTGCCAATCCAAGTGCAGGATAGATGATTTTGAACTTCTCTGGATAAATAGCTGTTTCCAGAGCGTGATTCTGATACTCATTTAATGTCATATCTTTGTTGCTTTTAATGAATTGTTGTTTTCTCATACGCGGCATCGAATGGCGTTGCCTTCTTGGGCATTATGCCGCCCTCCAACTTGATCTTGATCTTCTCCATGCTTTTCAAATCTTAAACCATAAATAAGTAAGGTAAGCGAACCCAGTGAAAATCCCCGTAAGCAATATGCTTATTGGTATCAATCTTAATGGGTAAGGTAGTACTA